AAAAAAAAAAAACAACCCCCCCGGTGGGGGGGGGGGGGGAGGAAGTTAATTAACACATTTATTACAGGGTTTAAGACCTTTCTTAATAGCTTCATTATATGTACAAGCATAATATGTTCCGCCGTTACAGGTGTTGCTGTAATGATAACATTTTCCGGTTTTAGTGTAGTAAACAACCGATGGTACGGCGGGCTTGCTATCCATAATGTGTTTTGATATTGCTATTGCGTCATAGAGATTTACGCTACCGTCATAGTTATAATCTGCAATAATTTCTTGCGTATGCGTGAGTGTCCTCAACCCCATAATGTACTTTGAGATTTCTATTGCATCATAAAGGTCTATTTTTCCGTTTCCGCTTAAATCACCCTTAATAGAACTTGCGGCTGATATGCTTGTTTTGAGAGTTTTGTCAATAGTTTCTACATTTGACATGAAAACAGACGCTAAACAGCCGACGGATAATAGAGCTGTTATTACTTTTTTAATTTTCACTTATATCACCCCCGTAAAAATTATACACAAAATTAAACCGTCCACTTATTTCCGCACTGCTGACACAAAGCCATAGTTTCATTTTTAAATGTGGTTTTTCCTGTACCTTTATGTTTGCCGATTAGTAGCCATAAACCGCAAGTGCAAATAATAAGCGACCATCTGCCGATTGACCACAAGCAACCTCCGCCCTTATTTTGTGTTTTACCCCCTGTTTGGACAATTTGAAGGGTGACATTTTCGCTTCCGCATTTAGAACACTTCATACCTTTTCCTTCATAAACAAGCTTATTATAAGCAAAACTGCAAAGATAGCTGAAACAACGCCCCACACAATTAAATCTTTATAGCTTCCTGCACTTGCAAAAGCTATAACAGCACCGACTGCGTAAAATACAGTTGATGTTATTGTTCCGCCTTTGGATTTTCTTGCGGCGATAGCAATTATACCGGAAATAAGCATGAAAATACTTAAAATTAATCCTCCGGTTCCTCCCGCTTCCCCATTGTCGGCGATTGCGTTTCCTATTCCCGCAGCACAAGATTGAATTAAAATAATGAGACACAATACTATTGAAATTATACCAATTATAAGTCTCATCGTATGTGATCCTTTACTATACATAAACGATCTCCTCCTTATTTATTATATAAAAATAATAACATGTATAGCGAGGTAATTCAATTCGCAATATCGACAATAAAAATTGAATTTTTTGTCAATAAGTGACAAATTGTGGCTAAATTATTAACAAGTTAGAAAAGTAAAATATTTCCAGGAATTAAATTTCCTATTGACATATTAGAACAGCTGTTCTATAATATAGACATAAAACAAATGTTTGTTACTCTTTTCGATACTTAGGAAGTTCCAGAAGTTCATCAAGACGTTCCATAAGTTTTGACTGGCCGGATTCATTGAGTTGATTGTATGATCTTATTAATTCTCTTTCTTGATTATTTAAAATATAATCTGAAAATTCATCTTTTAAAGTGTTATCAGTCCAACACATTAAATATTCGGCTGTAACTTTTGTTGCTTTTGCAATAGCTTCTATTCTATCTATAGGTATTTTTTCAGTTTCTCCGGTTGCATATCTTTGTAATGCAGATTTTGGGATTTGAGTTAATGAGGATAATTCATTGTATGATAGACCTGCTCTTTGAATAGAATGCAAAATTCTATCGGAACGTTCGCTCATATTACCACCGTCCTTATACTTAATGATATAATAATATCACAGTCGTCCCAAAAAAGCAAGAGAATTTTAAAAAAAATATAAAAATTATCCCAATTATGGGTTGACAAATCAAAAAAGTAGTGCTATAATAAAATTGTCCCAAAACAGGGACAGAAAGAAAGGTGAAATTTTATGTTAAATTCAAACAAATTGAGAGGGAAAATATTTGAGGCTGGTTTGAGCCAAAGAAAACTTGCGGAAATAACGGGTATTTCTGAAAATACAATTAGCTGTAAAATGAATCACCACCGTTGTTTTGACACCGACGAGATTGAAAAAATTTGTAAAGCCCTCGGAATAACTAACGATTTAGAAAAGGTTGAAATTTTTTTAGCTGACTCTTCCCAAAACAGGGACACAAAATCAGCGTGAGGAGGATAAGAAACATGCAGATTAAAGTTTTAATAACCGAAAACGAGTTTTTAACTGGTGATTTACTGAAGGAAAAGAAACCACCCGTCATAGAGTTTAATAGCAACGACGGGTGGACAAAAAGAGTCAATTTGACCGATATCGACAAATGCAAGCAGTTCACAGAAGCTAGCAAAAAATTTCTTTTGGCATTGAGTGGTATAACGGACAATCTTTCTGAATAGGACATTCAACACCAAAAACATCTGCACAATAATCACAGGTTGCGCCAACTTTTAAGTACCTGTTGTCTGCTATGTGCGAGTATTTAACATCAATCGTGTATTCACAATTTTGAGTAGGGCAAAACCCCGATGCAATTTCAAGCAATTTATTCACCACCTTCCTGTATAAATTATATCATAATTTGACATTAGGGGCAAGGAATCAAATTAGCGTAGGAGGAAAATATGGATATTAAAAATGCTCAAGAGGTTGCTTTTAATCAATTAGACGGTAAAAAAATAATGCGAGACATTTTCGTAAATGAAAGAGAAAAAGAACGAGCCTCGAAAATTGCAGACCAGCTCAAAGGTATGACAATTCGCGAGGCGCAGGAACTGCTTTCAAAAATTTCTGAAGCTCTTGTTAATTCGATAACGTTTTAAGTATTTCTACTGAAATTTCATTAAACTTTTTGATGTATTCTTCGACGGTCATTGAAGAAATATCACAAGTCTTTTCCATATAAACAAGTGACAGCTTGTCTATACGGTCTTGAAATTGATTGAATTCAGACATAATCGTTCCCCCTCTCTCGAATTAATGTATTAATTATACCATAATTTGAAGTGAGGGACAAGAAATCAAGTCAACGTAATAAGAAAGGAAAAGTTATGGAGTTTATATTAACTGTTTTTTTATCGATTGGGCTTTCTTTGATTGTAACATTAATCGGAGCAATATTACACCTAAGACAGGTTGACAAAATGCTAAATACATATATGGAAAATCTGAATAAGGTGCACGAGAGATTTTTGAAAAATGTCAATCAGAGATACGGACAGAAATAGGAGTAAAATCATGGACAAAAAAGAAAAACTCAAATTGGTTATTGATAGTCTTACACCGGAACAAATTGAAGAGGTGTGCAAAATTGCATCAATATTTTCCGACAGAATTAAATCTCTTATAAAAGAAACAGTAGAGGCTTTAGGCGAAAAAGGTTTTAATATCACCTATATAGATCAAGCCGAGAGAGGAGAAAATCATGGAAACACGCCCAACAATGACATTAAATGAATTGACTTGTGATTTAAGGAAGTGCGGCGTAAAAACATCGCCCACAAAAGTAAAGGCCATGATTCAGCAAGGCAAATATTCCGAATTTGCAAATTCTTGCGAAATGGCTGATACAGAATTTGAAATTTACCGTAAACCGTTTGAAGAATGGAAAAAACGAATGGGATTAAGAAAGGAGTAAAATCATGACACTTAAAGAATTTATTGAAACATACGAGGGATTCGATTGGGATAACGGCGAAGTTGTTCTTATCGATCAGAGAAGAGGAAAAAATTATATTTGTACTTGCGAAAACCACCGGCTAAAACATCCGTTCCATCCGGACTTTGAAAGAGAATATAACTTAAATGTGTATTCGCAAACACACACTTGTAAAACAATGATGATTGTAATTTAATCGGAAAGGAGAAAATCGTGGCAAGATATAACACCCTTGACGAATTATTAGAGGGGACAGTTGGAAAAGAATTTTTAGTGCCTGCGGATATTTCAGGCATATTAAAATGCGATCCGTATTTGATAACGCTCATGGCAAAAGACGAAAACGAGAGAAAGAAATTGGGATTTCCGGTTGTGGTAATAAAGAGCAGAACTAAAATACCTAAAGAGCCATTTGTAAAATATTGTAGGGGCATGTTTATGATTGACAAAAATGAACTTGAAGAATTACAGTCTCTCTATAGTTTATTAATGGAAATGAAATCACAAGGTAAAAACAAGGAGGAGTAACCAATGAACACATACCAAAAAATCGGAACGATATGCTTAATAGGAGCGACGGCGGGCTTAGCGTTGGGACTGCTGGTGAATCCGTGGTTTTTAGCGTTAGGAGCCGCGCTTGCGGGAGCTTCCGCCGCACTGGAAATGGTCAGCGACAGTGCGAGCAGTCACAAAGTAAAAGTGATAGTGGTAGACGCGGGAGAAGCCCAGGAAGAACAATGGTATAAGGATCAGCAGTATGACTTTATGCTTAGGTAAAGGGGGGTTAATTTATGAGTACGCAAAAGAATACCGCCCGCACTGCTGGCACAGTAACGGACGGAAAGCAATATATAAAACATGTTTAGTATAGCATGTTTTATCCAAAAAGTCAAGCAAAAGAAAATCCCGCCCAAAAGGACGGGGTAACAAAAAGGCAGGTTTTGTTACAGATATATAGTAGCATATCAGAGGAACGGAATCAACAAGTAAATATTGGGAGGTAAACAGATGGTTAAGATAAACAGTCTGGAATTTGAAAATGTAAAAAGAATAAAGGCAGTGCGATTGGAGCCTGCTAAAACAGGGCTTACAGTAATTGGCGGGAAAAACCGTCAGGGGAAAACATCCGTACTTGATAGTTTAGCTTGGGTGCTTGGCGGTGATAAGTATAAGCCATCATCTCCTCAGCGGGAAGGCTCGGTGATAGAACCGCATCTTAAGGTTACTCTTGACAATGGCATTATTGTTGAACGTTCCGGAAAGAACAGTTCTTTAAAAGTCATTGATTCTACCGGAAATAAAGGCGGTCAGCAGCTACTTAATAGTTTCGTTGAACAATTCGCACTTAATCTGCCAAAATTTATTAATCAATCAGATAAAGAAAAAGCAGATACTCTCCTGAAAATTATAGGGGTGGGAGATAAACTGTATAAGCTTGAAGCGGAAGAACAAACGCTGTATAACCAACGACACACGATAGGGCAAATTGCAGATCAAAAATCTAAATTTGCTAAAGAAATGCCTGTTTATACTAATGTTCCTCCGGAGCCGATTTCAGCTTCCGATCTTATTAAACAGCAGCAGGAAATACTAACCCGAAACGGAGAAAATCAGCGAAAGCGTGATAATTGTTACGCATTACAAGCAGAAAGAAACCGTCTTGCTGATAAGGTTAATAGTTTGCGTGAGGAGCTTAAAAAATACCAATCTCTGCTTATTAAAGCTGACAAAGATATGGAAATTGCATTTAAGTCTGCTGAAGAGCTTACTGACGAAAGCACTTCTGAATTAGAAAAAAACATATCAGACATTGAAGAGCTTAATAAGAAAATATATGCAAATCTTGACAGGGAAAAAGCAGAAATTGACGCGGAGGGATATCAGAAACAGTATGCTGATCTTACTCAACAGATAGAAAATATACGGCAGCAAAAGTCAGAGCTTTTGAATAGTGCTTCTCTCCCGCTTGCAGAATTATCAGTTAAAAACGGAAAACTGATATATAAAGGATTTGAATGGGATAATATGTCCGGCGCTGATCAGCTTATTGTAGCAACATCAATTGTCCGTAAGCTTAATCCTAATTGCGGTTTTGTGCTGTTGGATAAGCTTGAACAGATGGATAACGATACTCTTATAGAGTTCGGCGAATGGTTGGATCAGAAGGGCTTGCAGGCTATAGCAACAAGAGTTTCAACAGGTGATGAATGCAGTATTATCATTGAAGACGGCATGTCAAAAGAACCTGAAGAACAGCCTCAGCAAAAATCATGGAAAGCAGGTGTATTCTAATGTCTTTTGAAATAATTTCGGGTATAGTAAAATCAGCGCAGAAGGTTGTGGTATATGGTCCTGAGGGAATAGGCAAATCCACTTTTGCATCACAATTCCCCGACCCGCTGTTCATTGACACAGAGGGCAGTACAAAGAAACTTGGAGTAAACCGTTATCCTAAACCGACAAGCTGGGAAATGTTAAACAATGAGGTCAGAGATGTTATCACCTCGAAGAATTGTAAAACACTGGTAATTGATACCATAGACTGGGCAGAACAACTGTGTTTAAGATCAATATGCGACAGATACCAGAAAAAAGGTATTGAAGATTTCGGTTACGGAAACGGATATGTATATGAGAAAGAGGAGTTCGGGAAATTTTTAAATCTTTTACAAGATGTTGTCGACAGTGGAGTAAATGTTGTACTTACTGCTCACGCTCAGATGAGAAAATTCGAACAGCCGGATGAATTGGGAGCATATGACCGTTGGGAACTAAAGCTTGGCAAGAAGACGTCTTCTCAGATATCTCCTCTTGTAAAGGAATGGGCTGATTCGGTTTTATTTGCAAATTACAAAACCTATGCTGTGGCTGTAGATGATAAAGGAAAAAAGTTTAAGGCACAGGGCGGCGAACGGGTTATGTACACATCTCACCATCCTTGCTGGGACGCTAAAAATCGTGACGGTCTTCCTCCTGAAATGCCTTTTGATTATAAAAGTATAGCCCATCTTTTTTCGGAACAGACTACGCCGGCAAACAATAATCATAATCAGGACGTAACTGATATAAAAGAAACGAATATTAAAACTGATGGATCTAAATGGCTTGATAATAGCTTGGACGGTTTGGAGGGATTTGAAGAAATTATTCCGGAGGTCCCGGAAAAAATACCGGAAGCGCTGAGGGATCTGATGATTTCGGACTGCATAAGCGAAAAGGAAATCAGGCTTGTTGTTTCAAACAAAGGATTTTTCCCATTTGATATGCCGGTTTCCGACTATCCGCCGGATTTCATTACAGGCTGGCTGCTGACTGTATGGGATAAGGTAATTGAAGCAGTAAAACAAAACAGACAAGTACCATTTTAATATTACGGAGGAAATATAAATGAGCGATTTTATGGAATACGGATGGGAAGATGAAATTGTTAATGAAAGCGGAGACTATACTCTTCTGCCTGAAGGAGATTACGATTTCACTATACAAAAATTCGAAAGGGCGCGCCACGGCGGGTCGGGAAAAATACCGCCATGTAATAAAGCGGTAGTAACCTTTACAATATGGGGCGCTGAAGATAAAACTGAAATAACAGAAAACTTCTTTCTTTGTAATAAATTCGAATGGAAGTTGTCACAATTGTTTCTTTCCATAGGTCTGAAAAAGCGCGGAGAGCCGCTAAAGATGAACTGGAACGCCGTTACGGGCGCAAAGGGTAAGTGTCATGTATATATAGACAGTTACAAGAAAAATGACGGCTCTGACGGTAAGTCCAATAAAATAAAGAAGCTTTATGCGTATGATGAACAAATCAATACCATTAAACCTGCTAACCCACAACAGACACCTAATGCAGCATGGAAACCGGGTGAATTTTAATGAAGCTCAGACCATATCAGGAAGAAGCATTCTCGTCCGTATTTTCTCAATGGGAAGACGGAATACTTAAAACCCTGCTCGTACTGCCTACCGGCTGCGGAAAAACTATTGTGTTTGCCAAAATAACCGAAGAATGCGTCCGCAGAGGGGACAGAGTTCTGATACTTGCTCACAGAGGAGAACTTCTGGATCAGGCGGCCGACAAGCTTAGCAAAGCCACTGGTCTTAAATCAGCAGTTGAAAAAGCGGATCAGAGCTGCATAGGATCATGGTTTCGTGTGACAGTAGGTTCAGTTCAGACTTTAATGCGTGAAAAACGTCTTTCGAGTTTTAGCAAAGATTATTTTAATACTATTATAATTGACGAAGCTCATCATGCAATTTCTGACAGCTATCAGCGAGTACTTAATTACTTCGTTAATGCTAAGGTTTTAGGCGTTACAGCAACACCTGACAGAGGCGATATGAAAAACCTTGGAACGGTCTTTGAAAGCTTGGCTTATGAGTATACGCTTCCGCAGGCGATTAAAGAAGGTTATCTCTCTCCTATAAAGGCGGTTACTATTCCGCTGAAGCTTGATTTGACAGGAGTTTCAACACAGGCAGGAGATTTCAAAGCGTCTGATATTGATACAGCTTTAGACCCTTATTTATATAGTATAGCGGACGAAATGATAAAGTATTGCCAAAACCGCAAAACAGTTGTGTTTCTTCCTCTTGTTAAAACATCGCAGAAGTTCAGGGATATACTTAATTTAAAAGGCTTTAAAGCTGCCGAAGTAAACGGCGAAAGTCATGACAGAGCAGAAATACTAAACGATTTTGATAAAGGAGAGTATAACGTTTTATGTAATTCCATGCTTTTAACAGAGGGTTGGGATTGCCCGTCTGTTGACTGTGTTGTCGTATTAAGGCCTACTAAAGTACGCGGCTTATATTGCCAGATGGTTGGCCGCGGCACACGGCTTTGCGATGATAAAAAAGAATTATTGCTGCTTGATTTTCTGTGGCACACCGAACGTCATGAGCTTTGCAGACCGGCACACCTTATATGCGACAACGAAGAGGTGGCACGGCAAATGACTGAAAATCTTGCAGAAAATGCAGGATGCCCCGTTGATATTGAAGAAGCCGAAAATAAGGCAAGTGAAGACGTTGTTGCACAACGAGAAGAAGCTCTTGCTAATCAATTGGCAGAAATGAAAAAACGTAAAAGAACTCTCGTTGATCCCTTGCAGTATGAAATGTCAATACAAGCTGCTGATTTATCATCTTATGTTCCGGCTTTTGGCTGGGAATGCTCTCCGCCATCCGATAAACAGAAATCAGCGCTTGAAAAGCTTGGAATTTTACCGGACGAAATTGAAAACGCCGGAAAAGCTGCAATGATATTACGTCGGTTAGAAAAACGTAAAAGCGCCGGACTAACAACTCCGAAGCAAATACGGCTCCTCGAAAAAAGGGGGGTTCAGCATGTTGGACAGTGGTCTTTTGACGCGGCAAGTAAAATGATAGCAAGAATTTCAGCCAACGGATGGAAAACTCCTTTGGGAATTGATCCGTCTACATATTCTCCGGAATAAGGAGGGGAAGCATTGGAAAATCTATTAAAAATTTTAGAATATATAAGCCCCGCAGATTGTGATTATCAAGAATGGATTAACGTTGGAATGGCGCTGAAACACGAGGGATATAGGGCGGAGGATTGGGACGAGTGGTCCCGGTCCGACAG